GAACAGCCATGTTTATCTCCTATTTGCTTCCTTGTTGTATAAAAACAAAGAAATATCAACGCACAAATTAGTATCGACCAAAGCCAATCCCATCATCAAGCTCACCTTCAATCATATTTGTAAGCTCATTCATCTTACCTTTCCAAAACCACATTCGCGCAAACGGCAGATTCCGAATGATTTGCTTAGTCCCTTCTCCAATATTGCCTGTTGTTAGATCATAAACACCACGACCTAAATCAGCAGCAATACTAGGACCAGCACCAAGAACCCCAGTGGCAGCATCTAATGCGTCTGGCTCCTGTGGGAATCTTGGCTGAAGAACACCGCCAGTAATATTTGGCCCACCCAAAGCCAAGCTAGTAGACATAGCAGTATAGAAAATATCAGAGTAAAGAGCAGCAACACCTGAGTAATCAAATGCTCTAGCAAACTGATCTTCAAAATCCATCTTAACAAAATCAGGCGTTTTGTACTGTAATACCATATAGCCAAGACCCATAGACATCGCAGTACCAATCCACTGATTCTTTAACTGTCCATGTCCATATGCGGCAGTAATCTTGTTCAAAGCAGCAAAGCTATAACTATAGAACTGGAAGGGTAAGCCAAGAAGAGCATTCTCAATACGAGCATATCCTTTAAACTCTTTGTCCTCTTTCATTCCAAACTGACGAGCAACGCGCATCGGAATATAAACAATACCATCTGTAATTATTGGTTTGTCAGCAGGTGTACCCATTAAGATTGTATTCATAATACCAGAGCTAAGAGCATTACGAAATGTGCGTACTGTCTCGGGATCGACCCTTGCTTGCTTTTCTATTTCAGCAACAGCCAGATCATTTATTGCATTTTCATATGCAACCTTGTCTGCTTTCTTTCTCATATCAAAGCCCATAGCTTTGGGCCTATTTAAAGAGTGCATAATCTCGTGCATTTTAATGAAGGTAACATAATCTTCTGGGCTATTAATTATGCCTTTCTTAATTGGCTTTACGCCCTCAACTCTAGGATTTTCCCATCTACGCTCAGGCCACATTTCATTTATGATATGCTCTTCATCAATGTATATTTTGTTTTCTGATTCTCTGTAGAAAGCTGGCTTGTATCTGTCTCCATCAAAAGTATTTGTTGGCCCAGAAATAACCTCTGCTTTTGTTGCAGGAAACTCAATGGTGTTTGTCCATGCTTCAGTGTTTGCCATGTAAAAGCCAGCTTCTGACTTCTGCCATGGTGCATTGGCAATCTTCTTAGCGTCTTCTAAATCAATGTTATATCTAAGAAGATATTCTTGTTCTTGCTTTGTTGCTTTGCTTTGAGTCCAACGTACTGAGTAATCAATCAAAGTATGACAGCGCATCATAGCGTCAAAGTCTTTGAAGATTTTAGTGATAGGACCAAGACCATTTAAAAGATAAAACGGACTTTTAGCCCTGTCTAAAATATCAGACCTAAATGGATTGTTATTTACATCATCAACAATACGCAGATGCGCAGAGTTCATAAGATTATCTATACCTTCAGCCGCAAGCCTTCCTTCTTTAGCGCCCATTTTTAGCTGGTTATTTTTCATTATAGAAAACAAACCACGGAATGTTGGGCCTAAACTATGCTCCATCATAATTTTAGCTGGTTCAGTCATTGTAGCAACACCAGCAGAACCAAGATAATTAAATTGAGCGAGACTGCGTAATATTCTGCCAAATGATTGATCCCAACTATCAGGATCACGATGCAAGCCACCAACAACACGCTTATAAAGATGGCGCATATCTTTCATAGCAGCATGTGCTTGTGCTTGTGTTTTACCAGCATCCATCATTTGATTAAATACATCATCCAAAACATCATCAATTGTATCGCCGCCAAACATACGCGCAAACTCATACCTAGCACCTGTGCGCTGAGTATATGCTTTCATAACTGCAACTGGATTCGTTTGAATATAATCCAAAACAAGTTCATTCGGTATATCTACCAAGCGGTGTTTAAAGTGCTTTGATTTACCAGCACCATAGTATCCTATTTCTGGGTCTAGGATGTCCTTAATACCAAGAATAGTATCAACAGTTTCATCAACGCGCCCTCTAATCGCCTGTTCAGAAGTATCTAGCATTACCCTAGAAGATTTACCGTCTTTACCGCGAACAATTATAGAAGGATTCTTTGTGTACCATTCTGTTAGAATCCGCTTAAAGTCTTCTAAGTTTGCTCTAATTGCATCCTGATCCCAATACCTAGGACGGAATAGCTTTTCATTAGGAGGCAGGACAGGACCAGCTTCTTTAATATCATCAAGGATTGCTCTAGCTTCAGTAACTTCATCGGAGTAACGACGAACCTGCGCTTCTAATCTAGCAATATAATCAGGTGATCTAGCAGTTTGTAAGCGCTTTTGAGCATCTTCTGTTCGTCTTTCACGACCAAGAATAAACTTCTCATAGTAGGGCGCAGAGCCAATTAATCCCTGCTCATTAAGACGCTGCTCCCAATTCTCATAAAACTTATTAAGACTCGCCATTGCTCTAGCTTCAAAATCATCGGCTGGTGCAATTCCGCGCATAGCTTTGCTATCAACACCCTCAAGCCAAGTCTCAAAGCTCTTACGATTAAAAGTATAATCAAGAGGATTCACAACACCCTTGCCAGTGCTTTCACCCCAAATGTTTATTGTTTCATCATATACTCTAATCCACTCGCCTTCGAGCAGCTTTGCATTTTGGTAAACTGAGTTTCCTATTTTTTGACCTTGTTTATTGGCTGCAAGCAAAATGCCTGAGTCATTAGCAATCTTTAATGTTGTTAGCTTTACAGAGTTGGGAACATTATCGTCTGTAAGAATCCGCTTCATTGGCGTAGGGACTGCTTTATAAAGCCAAGAATCTGTAAATAAACTTGGAGCTATTCGCGCATCTGGCTCCTCGCCTTCTGGCGCAATTGCAGTTCTTAGATTATTAATCTCAATTTCAGCATCCAATTGTGCAGCAAGTCTTCTTTGCATTGGAATAGTTATAAGCCCAGAAAGAACGCCGCCGACTAAAGCGCCAGACCCAATATTAATAGCAAGCTCCTGTGGCGTTGCTAGGGGGTCTACAGGATACCTAACGGCTTCTTGGGCACTGACCATAGCGCCAGTAGCTACCGCGCCTCTAGCAGCCGTTTTAGCGAATGTAGCGGCAGGAGCAAAAGGTATTGCAGCCCAATTAAAAGGATCAAAGATTTCTGCGCCTAATTGAGCAAACACACCAGATTGAGCTAAAGTTTCTCTAGTTTTAAGCCCAGCTTCTAAATTACCAATAAGGTAATCCATATGCTCTTGATTTGTTGCCCTAAGAAGATAAGAGCCAAATGGCTTTAGATTCTCAGGAATATTATCAATTGCACTGTAGCCATCTTCTGGAATATTTGGAAAACTAGAACGCTCTTCAAAGTAATTAAAAACAGGATTGTACTTATAAGCAAGGCTTGCCTTAACAGTATCTATAAAATCAATCTCAGGAGAAGGGGCTACTCGCGTACCAGCCTCAAGACTTCTGACTATATCTAAACCATTTTGCATTTAACCACCAAACGGAGAAGTAAGAATTGCACTAGGAACTTTGTCCAATCTTTTCTGACCTTCTATAAGCTGTTGCCTTTGCTCATTTTCTTTTCTTAATTCTGCTTCTAACTCAGCAGCCTTTGCATCGTAATAATCAGAAATATCATTCTTATTAAATGTTGGCAGCCAAAGCTGACCCCCTTCTGCTTTAAGAACTTCTTCTTCAGTCCTAAGAGGTTTGCCTCTTGAGTCTGATCTATAGATCAAAGGTCTTAATTCATTGTTCTTATCAATAAAATAAGCCTGATAAAAAACATCACTACCAACTGGAACTGGAACCAACTTAATTTGTTTTATATTCTGTTCTGATCTTGCGTCTGTTTCCCATGGGGGAACTGGCAATTCATCAATTTCGCCAAGAGCAAAAGAAACAATCTCACCATCAATCTCAATATTTTTTGGTAGCTGTCTATTTACCGCAGAAAGAAAAGCAATCCTTGCTTCATCATCACCCTTAAAATAATTTTCTAATGAGTGCCTTGATTTTGATACATTACCCATAGGCAATGCAGGATCAGCAATATATTCCGATGCAGTATATTTTTCATCTAAAATTCTTTGCGCTTTTTCTTTGGCAACTTCTAGTGAAGCACCAGATAGAAGATAATAATCTAACGTACTTTTTATTTCCGTAGCTAAAGTTGGATCATTTTCTGTAATCTCATTAGCAACAGAAATTAAAGAAATCTTTTGACCTTTTTTATTGACCAATTGGTTTGATCTATTTTGTCTGCCAGCTTCACTTAGCTGCATTTTCTTAAGATTAACCGCAATTTCAGCTATGGGCGTTTCTGTATCCCTAGAAAGATTAATAACATCATTTAAAAAAGCACGATCATCAAAAGAAATAGAATCTCCAAAAGCACTTTTGGGCAAAGCATTGTATAAAGATATAAACGACTGAGCATTTGTGTTAAACTGCCCACTTGTTATAGCTTTTAAACCATCAACAAGACGATCAGAAACAGCACTGCCAACAATAGGAAGATACAAACTCTTTTGTGCATCGGTCCAAGATGAAAAGTTTTCAACAGGAAGTTTTGCCCTATCTAGAATTGTATCAGTAGCCTGTCTATCTTTAGCAATATTAGAGTTACCATTTCCAGAAAGGATTCTTACGCTTCTATTAACTTCTTCTAGTTGATCTTCTCTTTGTTTTTCTTGTTCTTTAAGCCTTACATTAAGAGAGTTTATATCTGATAAAACCGCCTCTTTATCTTCTGGTGTTGTTAGTTTTAAGATAGCATCGCCAACAGCAATAGTCGCATCAGAAAGCTGATCTCTATCTTTGCCATCTGTTGCTACATACAAGTTTAAGTTATTTAACTGAGAAGAAGATGCTCCTTGTGCAATAAAACCAGTGACTTCATTCTTAGCCATTGATTTACGCATAGAAGAAAGAAGGCCATCAATATCAGTAGCAGTCAAAGCAAAAGCATTAGCCCGCAATTTTTTCTCAAGATTTGAGTAAACTTCAGGCGTAACTCCGCGCGTTATTGCATTTGAAACTTCTCTTGTTAAATCAAGCTCTAGGATTCTATCGTCTCTTTTCTTTTTAAGAGAATCTTTTCCTGAGTTGAGAATAGACTGGGCTTTATCTTTTATTTCTTGATTATCTAAGAAGTCAGAAGCGTGTAGCTCATCAATGATGCTTCTTTGCCTTGAGGTTAAAAGCCCTCGACTATAGTTAGGATTTTGAAGCGCAGCCTTTGCAGAGTCAATATTCCCCTCAAGTCCAAGCTCTGTAAGAAATGGCTCTATTAATTTTAACTTTGCATTATTGCGCTCTTCTCTTAAACGACCAGCAGCAACTCTTGCATCTTTACCATAAACACCAGATTCATAATTTTTTTGAAGCCCTTGGTCTAATGTGTTGTAATGATTTTTTATTGTATTAAACGCACTGTTAATTGCAATTGGTGGGTGAGGACCAAAAAGATTAGCACCCTCAGTTGTATTATATGCTACATAAGCTGAAACATTAGAAAATGTATCTACAGATTCTTCAAACTTAAGAAAGTCAATTCTAGCTTGCTCTTCAACACTAGCCTGTATTGCCGTTTGCTCATCTGCGTAAGCAGCATCATAATCAGAAGAAATACCAGAAGCGTAATTAATTATTGCCTGTCTTTCGCTCGGATCAATAAACTCAAGAACCTTCTTAGTTTCAGCCTCATCTAAAGCAATACCTCTGTCACCATTACTTTGAAGGTAAAGAATAAGTTGACTACGCTCCATTGGCGTAGCTGTTTGTTTTATAAGGTAGTCAATGCCACCAAGAGCAATAGCTTTATCATAACCACTTGCTACACGCTGATCATCACCAGCATTAAAATTAGGAAGCGCAGAAGCAATACCATCACCCGCAGCACCAACATTCTTATTTTTAATTGCTATAGCAGATTCAAAGTCACCAGCCGCAGCCGCAGACCTTGCTTCATCTTGATTATTAGAAATAAAAAGAGAAAGCTGAGAAGAAGCATTTGCCCTCGCTCTAGCAACAACCTTCTCTTGAATATTTAATTTTGTAAGAGCCAGATACTTAGCGCCAGTAGATTCAATGTAAGCCTCATACTTACCGCCAGAGTTATTAGACATCTGACCAATGTAATCGCTCATAGCTTCGTCATAAGACTCAGGAGCAAACTGATATTTTAAAGCAAGCTCTTTTGCTTTAAGCTGCATTTCAGTATTTATTGAGTCCTCAAAGCGCTGATCAATAACACGCTGATAGGCTTCAGCAGCAATCTGTCCAAATCCTTGTGGTGCTTTATATGCCTCTGGTTTGCCAGTTGTAGGGTCAATAGTTGTTAGCTTTTCTTGCTCAGCCGCAAGAGCAACATCAACCCCCTTTTTTTCAGCAGCCCTTGCTGCATCCCTAAATGCAAGGTTAGCCATTGTTCCAGCCGCTTGGCTAATGGCTTGGCCTACTGAAGCTGCACCAGCATCGGCTCGAACAACTCCGACTGGCTGATTAAAGATTTGGGTTCTCTGTCTAATTACAGCCATTATGTTTGAACCTTCTTATACTGATAACCAGCCTCTGCCATAGTACCAACTGCACTAAACAGAGAAGAGTAAAGAGCATTACGACCACGGCGTTTCTCAGCCATAGCCATCATATCAGCGCGTAAATCTTCTGCTCTTGTTTGACGTGCTATTCTGCCAAGGTCTTGACCAGCTATTTCTTCTTGCCGCTTCAAGAACGCTTCAACACTGCGATCAGCCCCAATATCACGACCTTGTGCCGCAAATGCAGCAAGGTTTGCAGAAGTTGCTAGATCATATTCCTCGCGCCTTGCTCTAGCTTGCTGCATTGCAGTAACTTGATTTTCTTTTTTTTGCGTTTGCATTTGAAACGCATTAAGCCTTGCTTCTTCTTGTTGAGCCTTACCAGCCATTACTGTGCCCAAAACACTTACAGCAGTACCCGCTAAAGCTAAAGGCGCTGCTAGTGCTGGATTTAAAAATACTGCGCCAGAAAGTGGATCAAGTGCCATTAAACTATTAACTCCGTAACTATTCCATTTACTTGCATAGTAAGCGGATCATCTTGTTCAATCGTAATCTGCGGATCACGACTATACCCCAAAGAACGAAACTCTTTCTTACCAGTAAAGCCAGCAGCCATCGAAGGCTTTCTGCTATTTACTTTTACTGAGTTTGCATTCTTTAAGTCTAAAACAATATTGGTAATACCTCTTGGCGTTCCAGTTGCAGGACCACCACCCATAGAAGCATCAACCGCATTTGTAATTATCTTTGCTGTGTACTTCTTACCCACATAAGCATGAGTGTAGTTCTCAGCAGAGTATGCAGAAAGATCAACCTGATTGCTTACATTTACAGTAAATGCACCAAGAGAATACTGAGTAGAGTCCTTGATTGCTATTACATCAACAGAATCCCCAGAAGAATACACCGCGCTTACATCAACAAGATTAGTTGATATTGCACCATATAGCCAGAAGTCTAGGCCAACTTCAGTATCAAACTCACAGAGTTGCAAGTTGCCATCTGAGTCATAGACATTAACAAATATACGATCCTCAATAGCGCAAACAGAACCAAAGGTCCCAGCCGTTGTTACTCTAGTCCAAGCTGCCCTACGCTCTGCTCTATTCGAAGTAAATAAAACCATTTCACCATTAGTCATGGTAAATGCAGCATAAGAATCTGGCAGACCAAAACCACTATGTGCAACAGCAGCATACTTTGGCGTATCAATTAAATGAGAAGCAATTGTAGAAACAGCAACAGAGCTATAAGCATCCTCTGCATCGGTATAAAGATATTCGCGTATAATCCTGCCGTTTAACTCACAAAATATTGTAGCGCCATCAATCTCCACTGGCTTTACAAACTCAACGCCAAATGGTGTTTGCTTTCTAATCTGAGCATTTGTTGGTGTAATAGCTTGGTTAAGATATGTTGGCACGTAGAGTTCGCTTGACGCGGTAAATACTTGCAGGTCACGATTGGAAATCAAATACCGTATTTCATTAACATCGCCTGTTGCTGCAATAAGATTGATTGAATCCGCATCAGCAGCCTCACCAACATCAAAGTTAAAGTATTCTCCAATCTTACTAAACCAAAGTGCATCAGGTTCAGCTATTGTACCGCCGTAAACAAGCCTGTTCTCATGGAAAGTAACAGCAGCAGGGTATCCTCTTTTTGCTGAGAATGATTGCTCGTCCCAATCTGCAGTAGGTGAATCGCTTGAAATCGTTACATAACCACCACCATCTTCAGCAGAAGACGCTGACCCACCCGCATTAAATGTAAAGGTATTTTCATCAATAATACCGCTTACAGTTTGAGGGCCATTTAAGTTGCCAGTATTAATTCCACCAACAGCAGAGGCATTTGATATAGTAATAGACTCACCACCAGCAAAGCCATGAGCCAACATAGTAACTTCTACATTAGCTGTACTACCATCAGTGCGAAGTGGATTCAAAACAGATAACCGCGTTGATAGTTCATCAACAACATCGCCAGTTGCTTGAGTGGCAGATTGAACACTGGTTATTTCAATTTCATTTCCACTGTATCTTACAATTACGCCAACGTGCAAAGAGTCCAAATAATTTCCAGCAGTTTGTGTCCCTGTGGTGTCCCAGTAATCAGTGCTGGTTGTTAATGTAATACCAGTGCCAGTTGTTGCGCTAGGGTCAAGCGTTGTTCCATGATCTTGAAACTTAGAGTAAGGCTGAAACGTAACGCTGTTATCTAGTCGCTGATCGAAGGTGTAAGTGCTAATTTCAAAAGCTGTGAGGCTGGTTCTTGTTAGCAATCTTGGCGCAAACAATGGATGACATATCCACATTACATCGCCACGCTGTGTTGCTGTATATTGTTTTAAGTAATCTTGATCAAATGGCAAAGCAGCCGCGCTCGTATCTGCGGTAATAGTTGCAACAAGACTTACAGTACCATCTGTCAAAAGTCGAAAACATCTAACCTTAGCATTCTCTACAGAGATTACATACTCTTCATTCTGGTCAAAAACAAAAGGAAATAAATGAGATTGCTCTAAATAACTTGAGCGTGAGTATTGAAAAATTTTTGATTCCCCAAATTGAGCAACATAAAAATAAGAATTATCAGGTTTAAAAAAAACTCCTTGTGGAAGAGTTCCTTCAGAAACTACTGAAGTAAAAGTATTGTCATAAGATACAGTAGAAATATCCCAAGCCGTTGAAAGTGAGTAAAAATAAATAGTATCAGAATTACTCCCAACGACATACATCTTCGTTCCATCATCATTAAAATGCAATCCAGTAGGATTCGTCTCTTGAGAAGCTACAGAAAAATATCCGCTAGAACCTGTTATACCAGAAAGTGAAAATGGAGTAGGTAAAGAATACTCTACTACGCTGCCACTAAAACCACTTTCTAGGACAAACATTTTAGTTCCATCAGATTTAAAAAATAAACTCCTAGGATTTGTGACGCTAACTGTACCTACATGAGTTGCAGTGGTAATATCCCAAGCAGTAGATAAATCATAAGCATAAACGTTATCATTTTGATCGCCGCAAAAAAACATTTTAGTTCCGTCAGATTTAAAAAATAAACCTGTTGGCGTAGTATCTTGGCTAGAAACTGATAAAAATGAATCAAAAGATGCTGTCGATATATCCCATGCTGTTGTTAAATCGTATCTATTTATTCCAGATAAAGATGTACATATATAAATTGTTAAGCCATTAGGTTTAAAAAATATATCATAAGGACTAGAAATTGAAAGTTCTGTTTCAGGAGGATAAACAAAACTTGATCCATAATTATGGATATGTTTTAGGCCGTATCTTTTTTTCAAAGAGCCTTCCGCAGTAACCACCATATTTTCTACGCGCTGCGCAGATGCAGGATACACCGCAGTATCAGTTCTCATTACTAATGAATCACTGACTTCTCCAAACTGAAAGCTGTTCTGAGCAACTCTAATTTTTTGCATCAACTACGCCTTTCAGCAATAAACCTCGATGTGTGGAGTTTTCTGGTGGTCTGTTGTTGTGAGTCCAAACGCCTTGCCTTTATAAGCTGGCGCTCTGCCTTTTCCTCAAAAGCAGTCGCCAATGAAGCATCCCTAGCAACAGACATAGCAAGCATTGAAGCAACAGATAGCTCAACACCAGTAATAAAGTAAGAAGGCCAGTTAGCCTCATCAGCCCTAAAGATATAATCAGCAATTACAGTATCGGTTGTTGTCGCATCACAGAACGCATTGCCTTCATAAATATCATATTCAATCGGCAGGTCTTGGATTGTAATTACTGAAATCATCAAAGAGTCAGCTGGCAGCGCATAAGAAGCATCCCAGCGTGTTAAAGGTGCAGTACCATTTCTAGTAAGCTGCGCTTGTTTAGATGCAAACCTCCATCTTGTGCTGGTTAAAAGACCTTGAGCAATATCCTCATATACAGCATTAGCAACCGTTGCCTCGGCAGTAGAGTCACTAAATGAAGAAATAGCATCACCGCCAATCAGGAGGGATGCTCTCGAACAAATCAATAATGGTGTGTTTGCTATCGTTGGCATGGCAGTATGGGGGCCGAAGCCCCCATCCCTTAGTTGTTGTCTAAGACTTCAAAGACACCATCGTCATCAATAACAACAGCACCCATTGACATCATAGAGGTTGCAAGGTGTGAAACCTTCTGAGGTACATAGTTTACCTCAGTCTGAACATCAGAGTTAATACCAAGTCCAACAGCAGTTGTGTGGTATGCAAAGTTCTTACCACCAGCAACAGCAGACGTTGAGAAAATCTTGAAGCCCAAGAACTCTTTCATTGTCATACCGCCAGCGTAGGGCAGATTCTGCGGTCCAACAAAGTCAGAAGATGCAAACTCATTGATTCCATACAGGTCAGCAAAACCAGCAGGAGACATAGCAAGATAGCGTTGTCCGTCTTCTGGAATGTCTTCATTGCCGAATGTTTCAAACAATGACAAAAGGTCTGCTTTTTCAAGAGCAGATGAAGTGTCATGGATTTGAGTTGAATTAGCACCAGCATCCATAGCTGTTGTAATCAATTCATCAGTCTTACGACCAAGAGCAGCAGCAGCAGATTGCGCTACAGCTTGACGCTCATTGATGTTGATTTTCAATTCATCCAGCTTGTCGATGTACTCCGCAGCGTAGTGATCTGTCATCGTTGCTTCGACATTAGTGTGTACCAGCTCCATTGCAGTTACATCACCATTGCGAGATTTAGTGCTTGCAGTACCTTTACCAATTACTTGGAAACGAGCAACTGAGCCAGTTACGTTCGAAGAGCGAACAGTGTTACGGAATTTGGAACCCATACGCTGATACGCCATGTGAACTTCTGTCTCAAACTGCTTGATAAAGGCTTGGTCAATTGTATTAGCCATTTATACAGTCCTTATGAGGTTACAGATTTATCGTCGGGTGTCCGCTCTCTCACGTCAGCAAGGGTATCCTTTCGGGCCTTTCAGTGCATTACGGGCCGTGATGCGCCATCGTAAACACTTTTTCTATTGGGATTGCAACGCACAAACTCAACATACTTCTGAGAATTGCTTTCTATTACCCCAACCACTTCAAAACCAAGCCATGTTGCCCACTGCACCATAAACTCATAATCAGACAGGATTGTCATAGACATCATGTCTTGGGTCTTATCAAAGAAGTTGACTAGCATTTTTGAGCCACGCGCTATTGGCACAAAGTGATCTGCAAAGTCTTTAGAAAACATAGAGAACATTTGCGGAAAGTCTTGATCCTCATTGTACCAAAGACCACCCACCATTAAGAAAGACTCGCCCTCCTTACGTGCCAGATAGCACTCAGAGGATTCATACATTTCAATCAGAGCTTCTTCTATATCCAAATGCCCTAGAAGTTTTAGCTCTCGCTTGTTTTCTTGGCTAAGATTTAAAAGAACCTCTTCTATATGATGAGGCAGAAAAGGGGTAAGGTAATACTTGCCCCTTTGCAGAATCTTAACCTCATTTGTATATTTGCTGGAAGCCATCTGTAACTTGCTTAATGAAGTGTGGATCGCGGTCTTTCCAGTATCTTGGGTCATTCATCATCTCCCTAAGTTCTTTTTCGCTGGTTCCCGCTACTGCTTGAGTATTGCCAGCAAACGAACCATCTTTCATAGCTTCCATAATAGCTTCTAATGCAATGATACCCTCATGAGATTCACACATTCTTTCTATTGCTGGAAGTGCTGCTTCTGGAAAAAACTTATTGGCAAACAAAGATGCAGCCTCAATGCGCTGATCCGCATTATCACCAAGCATTTTTGCCTCTGCTTCAATGTCAGGCATTGAGCCATTCATAGCTTCAGCATACATAGCAATGCCCTGCTCAAACTCTTCCTGAGAATACCCATTCTCAAAAGAATGCTCTGCCCACCAAGATAGCAGCTTGTTATCTACAGCAGAAGATTCATCTATAGATTCTGGAAGCTGATAATCACCAGCGCTTTCTGGCCTGTCGCTAAATGCTTCAGACTGTATTTCTTCCATAATTCTATTGCGGATGTCTTCTTCCTTAGTGCCAAGTTTGGATTCAAGCTCCTTGTATGCTTTGGCTAAGTCTTCTCCGCTATTGTATTTCTCTGGCAACCATTCTGGTCTTGAGGGGGTTGCTGCTTGCTCAACGTCTTCCTGAGTTACAAAATCGCGCCCATCGGCTTCTGCTACCTGTGCTGCTTCTTCACTCATTTGTTTTTACTCCTATGTGCATGAGCAATCCTTTGCTCAATCATTCCCACAAAATAACGCTGGCCCTCAAGATGGCGAAGCTCTTCCGTAGAAATATTCGGGCCGTTGACCAACTCAATGGTAACGGATCGAAAGTATTTCAAAACTTCTTGACCTGTTGCGCTAGAAAATATCTGGGCAATATTCTGACTTATCTGGACATCTCTGTCCGAACTACGTTGAATACCGTCTATTCCAATATTAACCTTGTTGCTCAATGGGCATACCTTGCTGTTGTTGTGCCAGTTGCTGCGCTAACGCAGCTATCTGTCTACGCTGTTCTTCGTCACGAATCAAGCTCTCTGGCACACCAAATTTCTTAGCAAGATAAATAGCTGTCTGTTCACCATCAATAAGTAGCTGCAACATCTCTGGCCCAAAGCCAGTGCCAACCAACTCAATAAATCTAGCAACGCTAGAAATATCCTGATTGGCTTGCGCTTGAGCAAGCGGAGATACAGAGCGAACCTTAACCTCACGACCATTTATAGTCGGAACCTCAATACGCCCTTGTTTCTTGAGAATATAAATAACACGTTGCAAGACAGGCTGAACCAACTCAGCTTGCAATCTACCAAATGCAGCACCCATTCTTCTGGAAAGATCAGCCATTCTTTCTGCAATCTCAGTTGCAGTTGCAGGGGTTCGATCAGGATTCCCCAGCATATCGTTGTAAAGTGCGCGTTTGATATTCAATCGCATGTCACTCAATACAAGTTGCGCCACATCAAAGCGACCAGCCGCTTGAATAGGCTGCAATCCAGCAGACCCCATAGCCTTTGGTATTATAGTCCCTGGCACTAAGTTAATGGTATCTGGATTAATGACACCATCATCCTCCATTTGGTATATACCTGATATGGACATTTGGGCATTTTCAAGGATTAACTCAATTGTAAGGTTGGTTGTTTTAATAGAAGACAAGGCATTAATAAGAGGGCCACGTCCATAAACCTCACCAGCGCACTTAGACCATCTAAAGCAAACAAATGGATTAGAACCAACACCACTTAGTTTCTTATAATGCAATACAGTTTCTGTACTCATGCAAATTGCATAGTGAAGATAGGATTCTTCATTCTTTGTTGAGTAGTCACGGCAAACCAGTTCAAGAACAGTTGTTTCTCTGTTTGCTCCCATCTGCGAAGTAACCTTGTTATCAAAGGTTCCATTCGGAAACATTAATGGCAAATGGTCAAACTTAACCTTCTTACGCTCACGGAATACGTGATCTATTCTATCGTCGGGGCCAGTATCAAGTACGACATGGGGTAGGGGTATTGCAGAAAAGTTTACTGGGTTTAGTGAATCGCCTTCCTCGACGCACAAAATACCAGTCCCGACAGCCAAATCCATGAAGGACTCATGGACTTCTTGGCTAAAGTTTGAGTTCTGAAGTACCTCAAATACATACTCGGTAACTTCATCCAACTCATTATCAATTGCTTCTCGTTGCTCTGGGGGTATTTCACTGCCTGATATTAAGTCTGCCCAACGCGCATAGTTTGGAACAATGCCTGATTGTAGGCGACTTGCAAACTCTTGAACGCCCACAACGGCAGTCTCGTCAAAGATTTTATCGTCCCTGCGCTGTCCGTGTTCTTCATAGTAAAAAGATTCACGCTGCGGCAAAGCGTACTCATAGCACTCTTCAAACAGAGGAACCCACTGTTCCCGAAAGGCTTTCGCCTTTTGGTACTTTTCAATATAACGCTTTGCTACCTTGTCCATTAGTAATTGAACCTACCAAGAAATCCAGCACCACCAGAACGAAACAAAGAACGACGACCAGCACCACCGCGCATACCGCGTCTTTCTGTTCTTGCTTCTAATGCTTGTGAAATATCTTCCCGCTTTTGCTCTGCGCGCTTTTCAACTTCTTCACGCTTTGCAACATCAGCTTCTACTTGTTGTTCGGCTGCTGCCTGTTTTTCTCTTTTACTAGGACCAAAGCACATAACAATCTCCTTTTTGCCTTCCTATTCATAAAGAACAGAAAAGATCAACGCACAAAGATTACATTCTTGCCCAAACACTCTGCCGTTTTTTCTTGGGCGACTTAGTAAATACATCAAAGTTTCTCTGGGCAACAACAGGTTTTAAGGGTTTCTGAGTATTCATCAAAGCCCTGCCCTCACCAGCACCCAAGAATAAATACTGAGCCGCATCGTGAATGTGGCTGAACATATTCTTGTCTGGTTTATCAGCATACCGCTCGCCAGATACTTCCATTCTCTTATAGGAATACCCACCCTCAAAGCCTTTAATAAGCTGAGAACAACGCCTATCAATTAAAAGTGCTGGCTTCCCTTCAACCATCTTGGTCAGCTGGGAAGAGACAGCCTCAAGTCGAAGGTCAACAGAGTTGGAAGGCGCGGGGAACGCCCTCAAGCCAGCACCGCGCAGAATGTGAAAAGGGGTGGACTCATCAGTCTGCGCTCTAAAATCACCAGCAGGATCACCATAGATTATAACCTCGGACGCTGCCGCAAAACGTATTGCAAGCTCATTCCTAAGAACTTCTGCAAAACGCACGATGCCCATGTCTACCGCCACTATTTCTGACTGCAAAAACCATCGGCCCCTGACCTTCTGACCAAGAACGGCGGCAGGAGTCAATCCAAAGTCTACGCCAACATACACTGGGGTATTGGCTGCTATTGGTATTTCTTCCTCTGCAATGTGAACTTCTGAAGCAAACATCGGATATACAGGCTTTCCATCTTGAATATGACCCAATCGGTTCATAACATAAACATCTATCCATGATTTGGTCTTACCTCGAATAAGATTAGGATAATATGTCTTAAGCATATTCTTTGTATTCTCAGCCTTCTTATTAGGCTCATAATCTTCTATCTCGCCTTCTTTGTTTTTTACTTCGAGCATTCCAGAAGGTTGGGTGTAAAAACTCCAATTGTCTGGCTTGACCAGCATCTTAGCTTGCTCACGCGGTATATGATCTGGGATTGGAACCTCACCAGCCATGATAGGCCACCAGTGATCCTCTTCGGGCGCGTTGGTATCGGCAATAACGCCAGTCCAAGAAGGACCGCCATCACGCATAGAAGGATAACGCCCAACACGCATCGTACAGGCATCAATAATCGACTTAGGAATCTCTCGCGCTTCGTTGATCCATATACCTGTGAGTTCAAGTGAAAGCAGTTTCTTAACATCTTCGGGCCTATCAAGAGCCAAGAAAAGAACCTCAAGATCAATATCCCCCTTTTTAATGTGGTGTGTGTATGGCACCGACCAATGAAACTTCCCCCAATCATTCTCAGGAAACCAATCAAGCCAAGTCTTAATGGTCGTCGTTCGAAGCTGCGGGTTGGTATTTCTGATTATAGCCCATCGGCTTTTGCGGATTCCATCGGGTCCCTTCTTCTGAATAAGGGCGCGGCGGAACACCTCCACACAACAAGCCACAGATTTCCCAGAGCCAACAGGACCACGAATCCCGCGAAAGAAGGTATCATCCTTCATAAAGAATTTTAGTACGTCACCGTCTGGCTTGTACTTGAAGTCAATCATCTTAACCCTGCGTCAGTACCCTGCTTGATAATACGCTCTGCAATCTCAGGGCCAATACTATCAATCATCTGATCTAGCATATAATTAGTTACGAACATCTTGCCATGCTTCTGATCGAAGAATTTAAAGTGTTCCTTCTTAACTATATTGCGCAAGAGATTAAGCTCTTCTTGTTTGAGCGTGTTTACAAAACTCACTTCTTTGCTTTCTTCCTAGTGGGTTTCTTCTTAGATTCATCGACATTAGGCGTAGAAAGATCGTCAGCCTTGAATGTCCCCTGTTTCGTTCTGGCCTTAACTGGTTCTGGACCTTCCTCCAACTTAACAGAATAACTCATATGAGTGGCTTCAGTCCAAGTAAAGCCATGAAGAGTGTGAGTAGGGCCAGTCCATAACTCCTGAGTATTTCTAATATACCAAGCCATTATTTTTCCCTTGCCTTAGCAATTAACCCACTTATCATCTTGCTTCCAGCCGTTGCCTGATCTGGCGTATCATATACAATATAATCCCTGTTTCTAAGGGCTAACTCAAAAGCAGCTCTTGGCGTAAATCTTTCCAACTTTCCATTTATCATTCTTATAGTAGGAAACAAAATCTCCTTACCATTATACTCCATAGAAGTTGTTCTAACAGTTTCACTCTGATTTGTCATAGCTGTAGAAGGATTTAAAGCGCGAGTTAGCCAAGAAGGAACCTTACCACTAACTGACTTAGGTAACTTTTCCATTATCCTTTACGCCCCTTAGCTGCCATCTCTTGAAACCGCTTCTTGCCATATTTCTTTCTGCCAATCGCAGCCGCAAGCGCCTTCGGGTCTTTAACATCTTTCTTTTCTAACTCTCGCACCAGCAAAGAAAAGCGTTTACCAGTTCCTAGTTTCGGCTTCTTCATGTTCTATACTTTCTTACTTTCCGAGCAATTGTTTTCGGTTGAGCCACAAACTGCTGACCCTTTGCCTTACCCGCTCGTTTAGCTCTGGTTGTAGCTGCATATTCAGAATCACTAAGAGCAGCGATAGCCTTAGCAGGTAAGTACCGCTCACCAGTCTCACTAGACTTCTTGCCAGACTTGGTTCGCCACTTCTGTTTTCCCCAATCCAGCAAAGATTTCTGAGAAGGTTTCATGGCGCTTCTTAAAGACCGCGAATTGAGTTTTGAGCACGCTCCATTAGATTTTCCAACCTTTTCTTTTTAGCCAAAAGATCGGGTTTACTCTCTTTGCCTCTAAGCATTCTAATCCCACGGCGTAAACCAGTTATTGCGTTTTTAGTAGCCTCAGCAAAGTTATAAGGATCACGACCTCCAGTTTTGTAAACCTTCTCTCCTTTGTATAAAGGTATAGACTGAAGCTCTTTGTCTATCTTCTTTAAAAGAGTAACACTCTTCGTTTTTACATTTTCCATCACGTATAACCTCCACCACGCTTCTTGTACTCCTTGGCAAGCAACTGTGCCTTCCTTGCCGACCACTGACCAGCAGCAGTCCCATGAGTTGCCCGCGCCTTAATCCTCTGGAATAAAGACTTTCTCATCTTAGGTTTAGTATAATTGCCAGCTTCATTCACGGCCATTGATATACTTACCTTCCATATCCCACTTCCGCTCTATCCGCTTGGCTCTGCTAAGAAGAGACTTATACTGAGGATTCCTATTCCTAATGTAAGTCGCAACATCCATCATTACATTGTGATAACGCCGCAACCACTTGTTCGGCTGGTCCTCATCAGTCACCTTGTCAGGAATGTCAAACGCACTCATCTGCTTAAGAAGAGTGTCATATCGCTTCTCTTCGCTCAATACGTTCTCTCCATAGGCATTAATAAACTACGCTTCCGCATCCCAGTCCGCTCAGGAACATCCTTAAATGTCTGCTCCTTCCGCTCAATCCTCTTCATAGACAAAGAAGGTAAAGGACCAAACTCAGGCTTCATCTCCTGATACATCTTCTCAGCACTCTTGCCGCCACCAAAACACATATGTCACGCCTTCTTCTTATGCCGCTTCGCAAAATTACGCGCAGCCTCTACACTGCCAAATCCCCAAGCCTTCAATGCCAAAGCCTTCCTCGTAGGACGCCCCTTCTCATCCTTCATTGGACCCTTCATGCCAGCAAACCTAGCAGCAAAAGAAACACGCCTCGGATTCGTACCACCCTTCACAGGAGGCTTTAAATTAGCCCCCTCCTTACGCTTGAAATAAGCACGACCCGCAGCAGTCAATCCACCCTTCGGATTCTTATGCTCTTTTCGCATAACCAACACTCTTCAATAATAACTTAACCCGAGACATGTCATCCCGAGGTGGTGCCTTCTCAGCTTGTTTCGCAAATCTAGCCATAACGAACCTATACTATAAAAAAAATAATTCTGACAATGCACAAACCTTTTTGGCTAAAAATGCTAGTTGGGGACTATTACAGTAACACAGTACGCAGTTTTTCCCCCTACCCCCCTAGCCTAGGTCAATGCTAACACGAATATCTCCTGCAACTTGCACCTGTGCTCTATCTATAGGTTTATAGCCAGCCCTATCCAATAAATCCTTGCTCGCTTCAAGCTGAACATACTCAGATTTAGCGTTCTGAGACAGCCTACGCACTGTCGCCAGCGCACTCGTAGCGGTCAATCCAAATGTCTCATTCATCCTCTGCTGCATATACTGTTGCACATGTGCAGCCTTTAGTGCTCTGTGTGCGCTGACTCTTCCACTCTCGCCCTTAGCATAACCAGCGAGTTCAGCAGCCTTAGCAATACTACACCCTTCTGCTACGAGTGTATCCACCAGAGCCATCTGTTTATCAGTCAATTTCTTAGCGGGAAGCATATGTTAACTTTCTATATCTACCGTGTATAGCTATAAGGATACAGACTTTCAGTCCAGTTGCTTAGTGGTGAAGGACAGTGCTATGTTTTTCTTTGCTCAAAGGATTAAGAATTGTATCTATATCCTCTGGCCTTGCCCCCCCTTCCCTCTTCCCCCCCACACTAACACGATCTGTAGATTGCTTGTCAAGAGGTGACGTAGCGTCAAGTTAGATTTGTGAGAGCGGAGAGCAATTCTCAATGGCATCGAGCCATTTCCAATTGCGTTGCATGACGCTTTAAAGAATCGTTTATTGTGTCATGCGCCAATCGCTTCTGCGGCGTCCTCGCAGTCACAGACCCTGCCTCCGATCACCTCACATCTGCCACTTTGCTTGGGCAAAGCTGGCTTGATGCTTATGATCGTAGGAGGCTCTTGTATGTCTGCAGGACACCTTATCAGCGATGTATCTATCATCACACACACATCTTCTAATGATAACTTCCAGTTGGGCTCCCAAATCAGCCCACCGCAAGGACGGCGTTTCGCTGCATCAGGCAAGCTGACGCTGCGAACACACCGCCAGCAAAGCTGGTCTTCGATCCTTGCAGTGAACAGATTTGGTATCCGATCCTATACTTGTACATGAAGAATGTGTACTCGATAGACAATATAGGAGAACAAACAATGACTATCGCTACTATGATCAATGAACTCACCTTTGAATTTGACCGCTTTGACTACGACACCAAAGACTTCTTGCCACACGACGAGATGACCTTTGTGCGCAGAGTCCTGATGGAGAAGATGCTCGATGGCCTGTACTTTCTCAGATATGGTGGCAAGAATGGTGTCGATACAGAGATCAATGCCAACAACAAGAAGAGCCGCTACGAAGCAGACCGCAAGATGTACGATGGTACAGAGATCAGCATGCAGCGGATTCGCGGCTCATATGGAGCATCGCAAGCTGCACAGTACAAGCACGAACAGCTTGACGAGATGTACAGCGACTTGCAACACGCATGGTTCGCAGCACATGGCGAATGGTACACACCGTATGGTGCACCCATTGGCTACTCATACGGAACGCAGAACGTACCACAGCAAGAGGTAGATATACCGCAAGAACTGCTGGACATGGATGCAGCAATGGGTATCAACATCGAGGTTGCCAACGACCTCATAGAACCCAAAGCTAAGAAGAAGAAGGCTTCCTAAACATCACAGGGTAGAGGTTCACGCCTCTGCCCTTTTTTTATGTTCACAACTCAGAGGCTGGCGCGCACTATCAGTGTGTATTGCGCGGCAACTACAGGCAACAAAGCAAAGGAAAAATAAAAAATGAATCCCTATCGTATCATAGCAGACATCATCGGAATCCTAGCCATCATTGTGATTGCAATAGGAATTGTGCTAATGATTGCAGCCGCAATTTAAAGGCGAAAAAGTGTCCGGCTATATAATATATGACGTGACGTCATTATTGCTTTTTAAATAAAGTCACTGCTAAAATGCAGTGCATAACAAAGGAGAACAGAAATGAAACTTAACTATATCGACATTGATGAGACACCAGTCTCAGTTACTTTTGTGGCTCATGAAATAAAAATGATCTGTGAATTTTTTAAACTGAATGAACAATGCATTAAAGACTTTCACAGTCCTTATGCATTAGAATCAATGGCTAATACCTTTCACGAAATCAATAAAGAAATAATCACTAAACAATAAGGAGAGCACAAATGCTAGACTTTAGAAACTCATGGGACTTTCCAATCGAATCCCAACCAATCTATGACCAGCTTGGGCATGTCATTGAAGGGCATCAAAGCATTGTCCGCACTGATACTAATGAATCTCTTGGTGTTCACGGCTCACGATACAAAGCCGTGTCACATCAGGACGTAGTGGACTCAGTGGTTGACGGTATCAAGACTGCCGATCTGTCCAAAGACTACGACCTTTACGTTGACGTAATTGAAAACGGACGTAAACTTCGAGGTGAAATTTTATTTAATGATCTGACTATCGAACCAGCAGTCGGAGACTATGTGAAGTTTCGCGTTTCATTCTTCAATAGCTACGATGGCAGTTGGTCCTTTTCTCAGCTTGCTAATGGCTTACGGCTATGGTGTCTCAATGGCTGCACGACAGCCGATACTGTGGCGCGTAGTAAGTACAAGCATACCACATCTATCAACGTAGAAGGATCAGCAGCCAAAGTTGTTGCTGGCCTTGATCACTTTATGTCACGCAAGGAAGTGTGGCAAAGCTGGATGCAAACTAAACTTGAGCAAGAGCAAGTAGAAAACTTCTTCAAGAAAACAGTTTGCAAATCTTTCACACGCCAACGGGCTGTAACCAAGACCAATGAAAAGCAATTAGAAAACTTGCTTAAAATTTGGAGCGAAGAAAAAGCTGGCTTGGGTTCTAACAAGTGGGCTTTGTATAACTGCCTGACATACTGGGCAACACACACCAACGAGTTACGCTCGCCAGAGATTGCTCGTTACAACAGAGAAATTTCAATTGCCAATGCAATGAAGTCTACACAATGGGAGAGTCTATAATGATGACACACAAAGACTTTGAATGGATAGCGGATCGGTTTGGTCCGCTAGTCTTTTCGCCCATCACAATTGAAAAGATTGCTGATGATCTTCAAGAAACCAACCCACGGTTTGATCGTGATAAGTTTATTCAACGAGCCGTAGCAGCATGGGAGAAACACAATGACATCCTCGACGATGAAATCCCCTACTGAACTTTGTCCTGTCTGCGTTGGCGATGGGCAAATAGAATATGAAATCAACAAACCTCAGAGCTTTACCTGCGACATTGGTTACATAGATACCAAGTGGGATAAGTGTTATGCGTGTGATGGAGAAGGAGAAGTAGAGATTCCACGCTACCTATTGACGAGCAAGGAATGAATACTGCATAAGTGCAGTATGAAATCGTATCTGACTACACTAACTGATAAAGCAAATGAGTATGATGTTTCCTTGCT